ATAACCAATACCGCTTAAACCTACGACCGTGTTGCTTGCAATCGTGTTGCTGCCCCAAATGGCTTGATCCCATAAACCAACGTCCCACAAACCATAATTGGTGCCGACAAACGAGAGCGCACCGAGGAAGTCATCGGTCTGGAAATCCACCGCAATACCTACGCCAATGGTCGGTTGACCGTTGGAGTAGGTGGTTGTGCGGCCACGGGTGAAGTATTTGATGACGCCACGGGTGTCAAAGTAGTTAAACGCCTGTAGTGCCTTGCTGTTGATGGCCTGACCGTTGTCGTTGTAGCCCGCCGAGCCGGTTCCGGTCGTCCAAGCCTTTGCAACGTAACCATCCGAACCGTAATACGGCTCATCGTTAAGCGATGACCAACAGTTTGCGTACCAGCCGGTAAACCGACACCACGCTTTTGTGATGTTGTTCATTACAAACTGAACTTGCGAGTTTGACGCAACAGGAATGTTAACGATTAGGGCGTTGTTTAGCGGGTGATACAGCATCCCCCAGCCAAAGTTGTTCTTGTATGTCTTGGCGGCAACGGCAAATGCGCCCTGAATCTTGTCCGATAGCGCCACATTAGGGTCAAGGCGTGACGATTGCAGCGCCGATGCCATTGGAATTAGGCCATCAAGCGTTAAAACCAGCAAATCGCCGCCGTATTTCAGCAAACAACGCTTAGAAATAGGCGCACCAATGATCCAGACGCCGATCAGCGCCCATGTGGAGGCGCTAGAGGGGTCGGTGCCGCGATAAACGATGACCTCGCCTTGATCGGTGACAAAAACAAGGTTGTCGTCAACGCCATAACCTGCGTCAATCGTCCACGACGCCATCGCAACAAGGCTGCCGCCCAAATGCGCGACCGATGACAAATCAAGCGCGTTGGCTGCGCCGCCAACAGATGCTGTCGGCAAATACCATGCTTTTAAGGTATCTTTTTCAATGAACCACATCCTGTTTTTGAACAGGGTGGGCGCGGTGAGCGTGGTTGTGGTAACGCCTGTAATGGCCGGCGTGGATGCGCCGTCAATCGCTGTCCACGTTGAACCGTTATAAAGGCGCGGTTTATCCACGCCGTTTGCGGCATACAAATAACTGCCGCCTGCGGTCGTAATGTTGGTGTATTCCCAGCGGCTGTTAGACAGCCCTGACACAACGGCAGCACCCACCGGGCCTGCCGATGTAACGTCAAAGATGCTCCCGCCAACGATGGCAAACAGCTTATCTGTTGTGCCTGCGCTATAAGTCATCAGCGTTTCAATCTGGCCGCTCATGCCGGTGGCGTGCTTGTCGTAGCCACCGCGTAACGTCACGCTGCTGACGCCGGGAAACAAATTGTCTAACGTGACGGCATCCGTGGGGGCCATGTTGGCAAGCGCATCGCGTGCGTTCCAACCACCCACAGGGGCGGGGAGGGACGCCACATTGGCTTGTGTGCGCTGAATGAGACGGCGGCGAACGGGGGAAGCCATTTAGTTGTTACTCGTACCGTAGCCCGAGTCGGGGATATTGTCGTATCCAATCAGTACGGTTCCCGGTCGTGGTGCAAACGAAAGATTGGCGGCTGCCGTGTCCTGCGCCACCGCTGCTTCTAATTCCATCAAGAAATCGCGGTACAGCGCCGTGGTGTCAAAGCCCTTGGCCTCAAAGTACTTGAGCTTGGTCATCAAGACCATGACACGATCTGGATAGATACAAGTGTCGTTGTCAGCGGTAAAGCTGTTTTGCACTAGCCCCGTTGAACTATATGCCCAGCCCTTGCTGCGGTACTCAAAGCCGAGCAATTCGCCTGCGTTCATACCCGGCCAAATCTGGAAATACTGACCAAGCAAACGCCAGCGAATACGGGGGCCGGTGCTGATGTAGCCCGACAGCAGCCATTCCCATTGCTGCGGCGACTCAGGGCCAAGCATCTCCCAACGCTTGCTCTTATCCCAATGCGTGCGGTTGACCGTGCTGTAGTAATCAGCAGGCATGGAATACTTCACTTTCTGGAAGATGGCCTGCCCGCCAACCTGCGTTTCGGTGACTTGATAGTTAAGCGCGACTGAGGTGGGGCCAACGGATGTAATGTAGGTCGCATTGGGGATGCCCACGCCCTGCACCTGATACGTCGTATCCAGCCCTGTCGTAGACGCAAGGCCGGTGATCGCCGCCACCCCATTGACCCAGTTCCCCGTAGCGGTCGTCGCCTCGGTGTAGAAAGTATGCTGGCGCGTCAGTTCACGCCAATCAGCACGACGAAGCAACTCATAGCCTGCTGCGTTCATTAACGCCAACAACTGCACGGTTTCTTGGCTGGCGTTACCAGCCACCGTGTTTGGCGTCGGGATGCCTAACTCATTCGTGCATTGCTGAATGAGTTGAATCATCGTGCTGCCCATACTATGCCTCCGCTAAAGCCTCTTTCGGCGGGCGACCACGACGAGGTTTTTCGCTCCCCATTAAGGCCGCCATCTGTGCTTGCAACTCGGCTAATTGGCGTCTGGTGTCCTCAAGTTCTGCGCTGCTTTCAGCGCGGTTCTTGCGGTTAAGGTACAGTTTTGCCCGCTCACGTAGGCCGACTCCACCCATGCCAATGCGCTGTAGTTGCGCGTCCGACGCCAGAGCCAACTGCTCTACCGTCACAAACTTCAAAATGACCAGTTCTGCGATCTGGTCGCGTGTAATTTCCTCGGGAGCGTCCTTGTGCCACTCCGACAGCGGGGTGCCAATCTCTGCGGCTACGCCATCGCTCTGTTGCGTCTGGAAATACAGCCATTGACGCGGGAACCGTGCTTTATGGTCATCGCGTGCAGGCTGGTCAATGATGTTGGTTTTATCGCCGGGGGCCATGATGCGGCAGTAGGTTTTGCCTTTACCGGGGCCATCATCCTTAACGTAAAACTCAACGTGCAACTGTGCGTCGGCGTTAGAAACATCGCTATCTAGTGGCATTGTCCTTGCTCCTGTGGGGATTACAGACTGACTTCATTGACCGTCAGAATCACGGCGGGTATCGCCGGGTAAACTGACGTTGCTGATGCAGATAACAGAACCACGTTTGTACTGTCTGATGTCCACATCAACTCCACATACTGCCCCGCAGTTAGGGACAGCATGAAATTCCATGCGGCAACAACTTCGCTGTCGTTGCCTTTAATGCGTAGTGTACTCGCAGAATCAGGCACATTGGTGCCGTTGACTCGCGGCCATATCCACACTTGCTGGTCGCCGCCAGAGGTGTTGTCCACCTGTGCGGAAAACTGAATGTCGTACACGCCCGTGTCGTCTACCACCACCCGAGACGCAGGGCTGCCGATAGCAACGCCATAGGCAGGCGTGATGGTCGTAAAGACAACAGCGGTGGCTTCATTGGCCGATGCTAGGGTTTGTGTCGGGATGGCAAGCAACGAGCCGTAACGCTTCTTGGGCAATTGCTTGTAACCCTGCAACGTCACCCATGTCGTGTTGGAAGTGGCCGACAACAACACCGAGCCACCGGGCAGCAACTCGCTGCTTGCCGCGCCGTTAATGGTGCTGCTGGTGTTATAGGGGTAGACGGTCAGCACATCGCTGCCCGAGTTGACAATCTCAATCGTCTCGCCCTGCTCGGTCTGCGGGAGCTTTACGCCCGTGCCTGACGTTACGTTGTTGTAGACGTAGGTGAGTTGCGTGGCATCGCCTGCCGATGTTCCCGCAGCCGTTACCGAGGTATTGCCATCGCCGCAAATCGCAATGGTGGACAGGCCGTTAACGCCCGACCCCAATACTCGGGAAGGGATCGCCATTAGGCCGCCATCGCCCGTTCGCGCCTAACACGCAGAATCTCTGCGATTAGACCGGGGCCGTGGGCTTCAATGTTGACATCGCCCATGACCTCATAAATCTTCTGGAACTCGTTGGCTTGCTGGGCCATAGCGAGGTTGCAATTGAACTTTTTGCCGGTCGGGCCGCCTACCCAAATGTCTATGGTTTGGCCTGCCTTGTCGCCCGTGAACCGCTTTACGCCGTCAGCACGGTTGCAGGAGTCATAGCCATATAGCGTAAAGTGTCGGAATCCGAGGATGTAGCCGATGTTGATGGCTCGCAATCCTGATGTGGTGCCGCCGCCAATAGCGAGTTTGCCGGGGCCAATAGCCTGCATCTCTGGGCCTTCTGCCCATGAATGCCACAGCAACACCTTGCGATCCTTGAGGTAGTCAAACGTGTTTGGTGGGCAGCGTGACGAGGGCATATATACGGTGCGGTCGTTTAACCGCTGTATGCCGCTTGTACGGTCACGCGGGTCAAGGTTAACCCACAGGTCGGGCTCAACCCCGTTCTCCACCAGAAAGTCGTGTGCGGCCTTAATAGCCACAATGGGGCGACCGGCTCGGCGGTGCGCCTTGATGTCGTCAATAAAGTCGGGCATAGACCACCCGCTCGCCACCAGCACCATGTTGCCATCGTGTTTGATGGGAGCGAGGGTCAGTTCTGGTAAACCACGGCCAAGCGCCGAGCGGATATTGGAACAAAGTTCCTCTGCCGTACCCGCCGCTTGAACCGTGATTTCCAGAGGTTGCATCGTTAGAAGCCCACGACGCCCGTCGCAACGTGCGGGTAGCCCGCAACGCAGGTCAGAGCGGTAGCACCCGACGCCGTGGTAAGGGCAACGATGCCCTCCACCAGACCGCCGGTTACCGTGGCATCGTCAAGCGTTCCCGCCGTGGCCGTCGTAAAGAGCGGCACAGCCGGGAGGCACGATGCGGCAAGGTTCACGACCGGCTTACCGCCGATCTGCACCCAACCGTAGGAACCCGACGCAATGGAAGCCTGAGCAAAGCCAATGACCTTGCTGTTGGCCGAGTTGGTCGTGGTCAACGGGACAACGGTGTTGTCGCCTTTCACGGACACCGCCATATAGGTGCTGACGGTTGACGCCGCCTGCACATACACAGCCTGACCGCCGTCATCCAAGTTCACGGTCGTGCCGGTCTTGAACGAAGGAGAAGTGTCGGTGTAGGTCAGAGCAACGCCGATCAGATTACTCGTAGAAATAGCCATTTTGCGTTACTCCCTTAGTCAATCAACACGCCTTGGAACTGCGAGCCAGAGCAGGTCAAGTTACCCGCCCAGCCAATCAGTTTCACAATGGCGTCTTGGTTAACGGCCTGTCGCTCGCCGCCAATCGGCACAAAGTTACGATCTTTGTGCGGACGGAAGTGCAGGTACTTGGTGTTCAAGAACCACATATGGTTCGCGTTGCCAGCGCCGCTGTTATACGACGAGGAACCGATACCACCGTCCAGCACAACGTCAGACGCCATGCCAGCGCCGTAATACTTGAGCGAAGCAAAGCCCGCGCCCGCCAAGCCAGAACCCGACTCGGTGATGCGCTGGATGGCCTGCAACGACTGCAAGTAATAACGGTAGTAGTTGTTGTCAGCAACGATCAGGTCAGGCTTGTCGGTGCCACGAACGAGCTGGACAGCGAGAGCGTCCATGT